GAAGCGGCGGCGCGCGTTCAGGACGTGCCTGGTCAGAGTAGACGATCCGTCGTGCGTCATGTCGCCGTTCAGGATCGCGCCTTCGAGCTGCTCGATCGCACGCTCGACGAGACCGGACCGGCCGCCGGTCATCCACCACTCGAAGGGGTGGTTCGGCCCGGCCTTGATCTGGACCTTCTGCCCCCACTTCGCCTCCCACGCGTTGATGTGGGAGCGCCAGTCCTTACCGGGGTCGGCGTAGAAGGCGACGACGTTGTACTGCAGGAACGCCGTCCCGATCGCCGCCTCGATCTCGACGATGTTCGGCTCCCACGTCGCCCAGGTGTTCGGGTGGTCGCCGGCCTCCCACACGCCGATGGTGAAGACGTGGCCATCGTTGACGCGACAACCAATCAGGGCCGTGGCGTCAGGCTTGCCCTTGGCCCGGCCCCGTGAGCCGTCGAAGCCGAGCACGACCATCTCCCGGTCGGCGACGCTCTTGCTGCCGTCGAACCGAGCCCGCCAAGCGGTCGAGGAGATCCATGCGTCGGAGGCGTGGGTGATCTGGTTGAACCAGTCGGCGCGAGCCACCTGCAGATCGGTGTCGGCCTGCTGCAGCGAGTCGGCGAGCACCTGCAGGTCGACCCAGCCGGGGCTCTCGCACGGCGGGTTGTGGATCGCGCAGAACGGGATGTCGGCCGAGTCGCCGTAGGCGATGGCGAGCCCGCGCAGCACCGACTCGTCGTCGAACATCTCGGTCTCGGCCGGCGCCTCGCGGTGGTCGTAGTAGACGCCAGCCGAGGACTTCGTCCGGCCCTCCTGGATGGCCTGGTAGGCGGCCATCGTGTTCTCGGCCACCGAGCCGTCGCCGGGCGTGTAGGCGTTGGGCGACTCCAGCAGGTGGCCGCCGCGCTTCAGCACATTGTTCTTTAGTTTATTGTAAAGATTGATTCCGCCATTTCCTTTTGTCCACTCCTCGGTGTTGTGGGTGAGGTGCCCAGCGACACCGAACGCGAAGAGGTGATCATCGGCCTCGACCGCGATGCAGCGCACCGGTACACGCTCCACAGGCGTGATCGAAGTGATAGTGACCCAGTCCGGCCCTCGCCGGTGACCACGCACCCGGGCTGCCTTACGAGGCAGAGCGAACGGCTGGAAGTCGAGGCGGGGGGTGAAGTGCACCAGCCACTTCCCGCCCTCGGTGTACCGCTTGTCCTCGCGCCACTTCGGCGCCGTGGTGACCTGGCCGAGAGACCGGAGCAGCCGGACGAGGCCGACGGCGAGGTCGTGCGAGGTGTTGACGAAGACGCAAGAGCCGGTCTTGCTCGCCGAGCCGTCGCTGTCCATGAGCCCTCGGACGAGCTGCGTGCGCTCCTCGATCGAGCCAGCGAAGAACTCGTGCGGGATGTGCTTGCTCTCGAAGCAGTCCAGCGCGCGCAGCGCCTTCGCTACTTCGGGGCGATCTGCGCCCTGGTATCCGAGGCGGCGGCTGAAGGAGAGGTTCACCGTCGGGCGGGCACCGTATCCATCGGACGTCATGTCGTACCGACGAGGCCACGTCTCCACGCCGACATCGGCGAGCGCCCGCTGCGTCGCTTCCAGGTCGTCCTCGCCGACGGCGATCTCGCACTTCCCGCGCGTGCCGTCTCCGAGCCACAGTCCGAGCAGGTACGGCGGGACGGAGTGGTTGGCCGCCGCCATCTCCTGCGCCGGGGCGGCCGGGATCCGGAAGCGCCGGATGTCCTCGTCCATCTCCTGCGTGGTGCGGATCTTCGGCGCCGCAGGCGACTCCGCGATCTTGGTCTGCCAGAGGTGGCCAGCCGAGGCGACGACCGAGGTGCCGTCGGCGAAGGTCACCTCGTAGCAGTCGTGATCCAGCGAGACCGGCTTCGCCTTGACGACGCGGGTCGGACCCTGCGAGCCGTAAATGATCTCGCCGTCCTGCAGGTCGCCCATCGTCGTCCAGCCGTCCGGCGTCGGGATCAGCGTGTCAAGAGCAAGCGCCTGGTCGCAGACGACGAAGTGGGCAGGTGCGCCCTTGGCGGATCCGGCGGCGGCGGTGCGCTTCTGGATCCGGCCGTAGGGCAGGATGATCGCGCCTTCGAGGACGTCGAGACCGGGGTACTCCCGGGTGGCCGGGCCGAAGGAGAGCATGTCCTTCAGCGGGCTCCAGGTGTTCGTGTCGACCTGCTGCTCGGAGACGGCGGCGATCTCGACGAGCGGCTTGCGGATGGCCGACCACGGCTTGCCGACCGGGCGACCATCGGCGTCCCAGCCAGCGGGCACTGTGGGGCCGAGACCTTCGAGGCAGGCGAGGGCGGCGGTGATCGGGCTCTTGCCCCAGCCTCGGGGCCGGGACAGCACGCCGCGCTGGATGATCCGCTTGCAGGTGATCGGGTCCAGTTCGTAAAAACGGAGGACGAACTGAGCTTGCTCTTTCGTCAGGATGAGCGGCTCGTACTCCTGCGTCTCAGGCCGAGCCAGGTACGCGGTCATCCAGTCGAGGGCTAGCCACCCGAGCGTCGGATACTCGCCCTCATAGCTAGGAACCCAGGGCACGTCAGACCAGCGAGGTGATGCGACCCGCGACCTGCTCGCGGGCGAACTTGATCTCCGCTTCTGTCGGGGTGTGGACGAGACGGTTGATGTAGACCTGCCGGGTCACCGGGGAGAGGCCAGGCTGTGCCTGGACCGCAGCGATGAGTTGGTGGACCTCGGGCTTCACGGCACGGCCTCGTAGGTGGCCTCGAAGATGTCCGGCTTGCAAGGGTAGAACTCGCCCTGGACACCTTTGATGATCCAGTCACCCTTGCTGGCGGTGATCGGCCCTTCGAGAGTCCGGATCTCGATCTTGTCCTGTGTCGGGATGTGGCTCTCGAAGCTGTCACCGATGAACAGTTCGCACTCCTCGCCGTTCGTGTCGTAGCCGAGGTACTGCACGGCCTCGATGACGACCGGCTTCTTCCGGTACTGGGAGGCGGTCACGACTTGACCGCGTGCAGGCCGCCGTAGGGACCGGCGGGCTTCGGCTGGCTGGGCACGCCGCGCTCCTGATCCTTGCGGTCGGCGTCGGCAAAGAACATGCGGAGCCGGGCGCGGTCCTCGGGGGTGGCGCCGAACTTGGCGACGCGGAGACGGATCTCCGGGCCGACCTTGGTGTTGCCGGTCCAGAACTGGTGGTGGAGGAACGCCGTCTCCAGCAGGACCATCCAGTCGGTCGCGGTGAAGGTGTCCGACTGCGCGGCCTCACCCCACACGCGCCACCACTCGATCGTCATCGGGTGCCACTCGGTCTGGAAGACCAGTCCGGTCTCGTCGTCGCGCCGGGTGAGGGGAGGAAGGGTCGGCTGCGCGCCCGGGACGAACTTCAGCGTGGTCGGAGGGATGACTTGAGCGTTGTGCCCGGTCGTCTTCTCGGGGTCCTTCGGCGGGAAGCCACGGCCGGCCATGTCGGCTACCTCCAGATCGGTGGTGAGGGCGCGAGCGTACCTCGACCGGGCGCGGGAGGGCGAGGAGGTGGCGACCCTGCCAGCGCGGATGCCGCTGACGTGGGTAGTAAGGCTAGATAGAAACCGCCGTTCCCCTGAGAAAAATCGTAGTCCTTACACGCCTATTATACATACTATGAATTTTTCCTCACGTAGCGGTATTTCTAACTACCCTAACTACCCTGTTCTGGAGGTCTTGCGAGGCCGGTCGGGTGTCGTTACAGTGATGCGTATGCCGACCAAGACGATCTACGTCAAGAGCGAGATGCTGAGCACCTGGGACGAGGCCGATGCCCTGGCCAGCCGCCGGAAACTGAGCATGTCCGAGCTGATCTCGAACCTGCTCCGGGACTACGTCCGGGACTACGGAGCGGCTGCGGCGGCCGGTCTGCCCGCCGGGTTCGCCGTGCCGGCGAGCATGAAGGCGCCGGAGCAGGTCGCCCGGGAGCAGCTCGCGAACGAGGTCCGGGACCTCGTGCTGGGGAAGCTCAACGAGGGCGCGGCGGAGGTGAAGGCATCGTGATCGAGGACGTGATCATCTCGACCTCGGACTGGCTCGCGGCCAGCAAGGCGATGACCGAGATGGGTGTCCGGGTGCTCGGCATGGACATGACGCCGGTCGCACGAGCCATCGCCACCGCGCGGGCCGAGGGCTACGACGAGGCGCGGATGAACTTCGAGGAGAACGCATGAGCGTCGACTACGACTTCCTCGCGCCCGTCGTCACCTACGCCGACGCCGCCGTCCCGGCGCGGATCCGGCAGGAGATCGAGATCAGCCTGCCCTGCACGGGCGGCTTCGACCACCTGTGGGACCGGCAGTCCATCGCGAACAGTGATGGCGCCTTCGTCTCCTGGTGGGAGTGTGTGCACTGCGGCATCACCGCCAACCTCGACCCCCGACCCATCACCGAGCAGCAGCGACCGCTGGCCTCGGCCCACCTGGAGGACTACCTGCGATGAGCTATCAACTGCCCGAGCCGACCAAGGTCGAGATCCTCTCTTCGCCGGAGGAGAGGGCTCAGACACGGATCCTCAGCAACATCCAGATCGGGATCGTGATCGCGGACATCATCCTGTTCCTGCTGCTCGCCCTCACCGTCGTCGCAGTGGCCGGCTGATGAAGATCAGCGACGATGACAGGAGCATCACCAAGGAGGTCGCGGACCTGCTCGACGTGCCCGAGGACGACCTGCGGACGCGGCGGATGCTGAGCATCGTGTTCTGGGCGCACCGTCAGCTCCCGGCCGACGTCGTCGAGAAGCCGGTACCGGTCGACCGGCGTCTGTGCCACAAGCGGTACGCCGGCGACGTCGCTTCGATCTGTGTCCGGGCGCGCGGGCACGAGGGTTACCACGAGGCGCTGGTGGCGTGGAGTCCCGAGCCGTTCCGGTGGACGTTCTGCGATGCTGTCTTCAGCAACAGGAACCCGGACAACATCATCCGGTGCCATCGGCCGTCCGGGCACAGCGGTCACCACGAGACGCCGGCTGGTCAAACCTGGAGCGGCTGACCCGCCTTCTGCACCACGGCCCTCGGTCCTCACGGATCGGGGGCTTTTTGCTGTCAGCTTCACGTAACTCTCCGTGTACAGAGGTCACCCAGAGTCAGGCACGATGTCAGCGGCAGGGCGCAGCGTTCCTTT